TTTCCCCGCCGCGGCGATTAGTTCCCGCCGGCTGGCGGCGGCAGCGGCTTGTTCGGCGTGATCCAGGTGATCGCGTGGCCGAGGATGAAGTTGACGCCGAGCCCGAGCGCGGTGCCGACCACAACGCCGGCCTGGTGGGCCTGCGGCGTCAGGGCATCGGCAACGCCGCTCTGGAAGGCGCCGAGGATCTCCGGCCCGACGAGCGAGCCGGCGACGGCACTGAGACCGCTGGTCAGGGCCTTGCGGGCGGTGGCCCCGAGAAACTTTGTTGCGAGGGCTGCGAGCATTGGTCTCTCCTGTCTCAGAGCCAGCCGGCCGCCTTCGCCGCGAAGAAGCCGGCGACGGCGACGACGATGATGACGACGATCGTGTCGGGAAGGCCCCAGCGGAGCGCATGGGCGGGCGCTGGCGCATTTTCCGGCTTCGGCGAATTGGTGACACCGGCCGACGCGGCGATCGCGTCAGCGGCCGTGGCATCACCGGTTAGCGCAGGGAGCTCGCGGTCAACCGGCTCGGCCGCCGGTTCGGCAACCGCCGCCGCGGAGGCCGAAGGCATCGCCATGGTTTTCAGCGCCCGGACCGCCGTGAGGATCGTCGCCGGTTTGTGGAGCGCGGCGTTCAGCCCGTCGCCGGCGTAGTAGCTCTGGCCCGGCGTCACCGTGCGATGGGCGCCCTTGATGGCGGTCACGACCGGCAGCGATGCCCACTCCTTCGCGAGGTTGTTGGCGAAGGTCTCGGCGCTCATCTCGCCGCGCATGAACTGCATGAAGCCGCGGCCGTTCATCAGGGCGACGGCGAGGTCGTCCTGGAAGGCCGGCGACATGATCTCCTTGCCGGTCAGCTTGAGGCTGCGCTTGAGGCTGTCGAGCGTCGCCGTGATGAACTGGTAGCCGGCGATGGCCGACGAGGCTTCCCGGCCGCCGGTCCGGCCGCCGGTCGTTACCTGGCTTCGCCCGAGGGCTCGGACCTGGTCGAAGGTCTTGTCGGTCAGGACCCACTTGTCGTCCTGACGGAAGTCGGCGTTATAGCCGGGCCTGCCGCTCTCATGGAGCCGGATGAGGCCGAGCAGCCGGATCATTGGCTCGCCCATGTACCAGGCTGTCATTTGGCAAATCTCCGAAGATCGGCGACGATCGTCGGACCCTGCCAAACCTGTTTCCCGGAAATGCCCCGGAACACGTTCCGGGTGGCGGTCAGAGCAGTTTGGGCTGCCGCCCGTCGTCGTCGCGCGCCTTCGCCCGGCGCTTGCGCACCCCGCGCTCGGTGAAGCCGCAAGCAAGCGCGATGGCCGACGCCGAGGCGCCTTCGGCGATCATCCGGTCGACCCGCGCCCTCAGCTTGGCGATCGAGCCGCGCGGGCCGAGCGGTAGCTCGATCAGGCAGCCGCCATGGCCGGTGGCGAAATGACGGCAGATGGCGTCGGCCGCCTCCCGCCCCACCGTCGCGACCAGCCAATGGTCGTCGCCGGCGCGGCCCGGCACGTAGATCTCGGTCCCGCCACGCGCCTCCGCCAGCTTGAGCGCCGCGTCGAGGCCGGCGGCCTCGGCGATCTCCGCCAGCACCTTGGGCAGCCACGCGTAGCTCACCGCTGCCCCCGCAGCTCCAGCTTGAGGATATCGGCCGTCACCTTGACGAGCCGCGCCTCGACCGCCTTCCGGCTGGCACTGCCACGCTTCCGGAGAGACGCCTTGCGGATCAGTTCGGAGCGATAAACCCGGAGGCGGTCGAGGTCGGGCGCCCGTTCCCTCTCCCCTTGCGGGAGAGAGCCTGCCCCCGACCCGATCGGGGTGTGGCGCGCGGAGCGCGCCGGGTGAGGGGGAGCGCTGGGCTCCGCGACGAGCGTTTCCACATCGTCCACCGGTTCCTGCCACCAGTAGCGCGGCCCCTGCACCTCACGGTCTCCGACCGGCCAGCGCCGCTCGCAGACGCCCGCCGAGCGCGTTCATCAGGGAAATCCATTCGCCGCTATCGAGCGAAGCGAAGTCGCGCTTGCCGGTCACCCGGACCATGATGCCGTTCAGGCCCGTCTCGCCGGCCGCGTGCAGCCGACGCCATTGCGCCGTGACGATCCGGAAGCGGTCGTCGGCAAAGTAATCCGGCGCATGACTTGGCGGCGCCGACCAGTCGACCGCCGCCGCCCGCGCCAGCCAGCCCTTCAGCGCCTCGATCACCTTCGCCGCATCCTCCGGGAAGCGGAGGAAGCGGGTGTGGCTGATCTTCGTCTGCCGCTCGACGAAGGCGATCAGCGCGTGGTCGCGCCGGTCGCGCACCACGCCGAGGTTCCAGCCGGCGATCCACAGCGCCTGCAGCTTCGCGGCATAGGGGCCGTCGAGGCCCTTTCGGGACGGCTTCGAAGCCGGCGTGAAGCCTTGCCGGCGCATTTCGTCGACCACAGCATTCCGCTCGGCCTCGCTAAGCGCCGCCGCCGAGCGCTTGCCCGTCACCCGTTCGAGCAGGCCGCGATAGCTGTCGTCGTCCAGCCCGAGCTGCTTCTTGCCGACATGGATCATCGCAAGAGGCGAGGAGCGCCCGGAGGCGCGACCGGGAGGAGAGGAAGAGCCGAGCGGGTTCATCGCGCCGCCTCTGCGACCACGGCCTGCCAATGCGCCTTGATCGCGGCGTCCATCCGCGCCCAGCGATCGAGGTGGTCGAGCCCTCTGACCTCGCGATACGACCAGCCGCAGCGGCAGGTCGCCACATCCGTGCGCACGGTGGTCCAGTCGATCGTCATCGACACGACATGGTCCGCCGCCGCCGCGCAGGCGCTGCAAAGCGTCTCCTCCAGCCAGAAGCACGGCCCCTCCTCGCTCGTGCAGGCATTGCGGTCGGTACAGCCACAGACCCGGCATTCCCTCTCCCCTTGCGGGAGAGGGTCAGGGTGAGGGGTGACGACCGCGACGCAGCCGCAATCGAAGGTCACCGTGCCGGTGGACGGTGAATGGAACCGGATATCGACCGGCCGCGCCGCCGGATGCTCCTTGCAGCGCGACGGCACCGCCGCCGCCAGCGCTTGCGTCGCCGGTGCGACCCGCGGAGCGGCAAGGGACGGCGCGCGCCGCATCATGCCGCCGCCAGATCTATGGTCACCGCCCGCCACGGCGCCTGCGGCGTCTCGCGGCGGTAGAAGCGGATGTAGATCTTCGAGCCGATCACCCGGATCGAGTCGTGGATGGCGGCCATCGCCCGCTGCCAGCGGTCGTCGTCGATCTCGACGCGGAGCAGCATGTAGAGCTCCGCCCGGTTGATTTTGCCCTCCTTGTCGACGTTGAAGGCGCGCGAGACCAGCGCCTGTACCTCGTCGCGCGAGCCTTCCGTCCATTCGTTGAGGCATTCGTCGACCAGCGCCTTCGCCGCCTGCAGCTCCGGCCCGAAATCGAGGAGGTCCGCCACCTGGAACTGGACCTTCATCGTGCCGTCGAACGAGGTGAGCGACACATTGCCCTTGGCCCCGCCGACGCTGGCTTCGTATTCCTGCGCGATCAGCGCCTGGAACGACCCGAGGTCGTCGAAGCAGTGGCCCTTGAAGCGGCCGATCTGGTCGGAAAGGTCGCCGGCGAAGGCGATCATCTTGCGGACCAGCTCGTCCTGCAGCTTGTCGACCGGCTTCACGAGGCCGACCGGCACGTAGCGGCCCTTGGCGTCCTGCATCATCGGCTTGCCGCCAATCTCGGTGATCGCCGCCGATTGCAGTTTCCTGACGATATCGGCGAGGCTGTTGACGGTGTTGCTGTCGGAGTTCATCGGCAGTCCTCCTCGGGTACGGGGTGATCGGTCCCGGCGAAGGCCCGCACCGCGGCCTTCAGCTCGTAGAGCGTGCTGGCGACGGCGAGCCGCAGCCGGTCGACGCGCATGGTTTCCGGGTTGGCGCGCTGCATCGCTTCGGTGGCGGCGATGTAGGCGCGGGCCGCGGCGACGACGGCTGCGCTTGCCTCGGCCATTTCCGTTTCGCTCAGCACGGCGGCGGCGAGCGCCCGCAGCTCGTCCAGCGAAATGACGACTGCCCGCCCATCGCCGTCGAGGACGCGGGCTGCGACCGCCTTCACCTCGATGTCCTGCGGCGGTGGAATGCGGAGCAGGCCGAGACTCGCCTCAGCCGCTGCGATGGCTGTGCCGATCTGCTCCACTTCGGCTGCCAGTACCGGCTCGGTTTCGAGCCGCGCCTCGATCCGCCGGCAGCCATGGAGGACGGTCGTATGATCGCGACCACCCATGTGCAGGCCGATTTCCGGCAGGCTTTTCGGCGTCAGGCGGCGGGCGAGATACATCGCCACCTGCCGCGGCCGGAGCAAAGCGTGCGTCCGCCGCTGCGAAAGCATGTCGAAGCGTTCCACGGCATAGTATTCGGCCACCACTTCGGTGATCAGCCGGATGCTGGGGGTGGGGCTCATCGCCGTTCTCCCCGCTTGCCGAAGGGTACGCGCTGCGGCTTCCGTCCCTCGCGGAACGTCTCGCGTCGCTTGAGCCGCTCGCCTTCGATGGTCGCTTCGAGGTTGCGCGCTTCCGCCTCCCAGGCGGCGTAGATCGACGCCTGGCCGGCCGCCGATGGGGGCAGCTGCTTCCGGGCCTCGCGGATGGAATCGGAGAGCGCCATCATGCCCTCCCCACCGCCGAGAAGTGTCCCAGCGCTGCTGTGAGGCAGTCGCGCGCCGCCGGACAGCGCGGCGCATAGGCGAGCGCCAGTTCCACCAGCTCGACGCCGCGGCTGAACGCCGCCGGCGACGGCAATGGCCGCGGCGTCGGCGCATGATCGCCATCGCCGACGAAACCATAGCGAAGATCGTCCAGCCGTTGCGCCAGCCAGGCATCCGATGCCATCGCCGCCTCGATGGCCTCGAAGGCGTGGCGCACCGTGGTTCTGTCGCGCTCGAAGGTCTCGCCGATCGCCTGGTAGGGAAGCCGCGTCAGCTTGACCGCCAGCCACATCGCCGCCTGACGCGCCCGTGCCACGGGCCCGAGCCGCGAGCGGCCCATCAGCTCGGACTCGCGGACGCCGAACGAATGGCCGACCGCCGCGACGATCTCTTCGATGCTGATCGCCGCGGTCATCGCCCGCTCTCCGTGCTGCCGCCGCGGTTCTCCCAGGCCGCCTTGACGTGGCCGGCGTCGATCGGCCGATCGTCGCCGGCGGCGAGGATCGCCGCGAGCTGCATCGTCTTGCTGATCTGGCCGAGGGCGCCCGGTCTCTGGCCGATCGCCTTCAGGAGCGTGACGATCTCGTCGTCCTCGACCGTCCAGGCCGCGATCACCGCCCGGATGTCGCGCGCCAACGGCCGGAGCCGGACCAGCCGCTTGCCGATCCGCCGGTGGATTTGCCCATAGCCTTCCTTCGGCTCGCCTTTGCCGAATCGGGTGTAGAGCTCGGTGTTGCCGAGGAGCGCGACGCCGCACTCGTATTCGTCTAGGAAGAAGCGGAGCTGGTCGACGGCTTTGTCGCAAAGGTTCTGCGCCTCATCGACGATCAGCAGCGTCTGGCGACCGTTCCGCCTGAGCCGCCGACCGATCGCCCGGTCGAGCCTGACCGGATTGCGTTCGTCGATGTCGAGCGCCTCGGCGATCTCGCGGAGCATGGTCGAGATCGCCCCGGTCGACGGCCGCATCGTCACCCGCCAGGCGCTCGGCCGTGTCTCGACGTAGTGCTTGGCGGTGAGCGTTTTGCCCATGCCCGAGCCCAGCGTGATCACCGCCATGTCCGGCATCATCTGACAGAGGAAGAGCGTCTGGATCACTTCCTCGGCCGTCGGCGTCGATACCCAGCCGGGGGCCTGCGGCAGCTGCGCCGCGAGCCTGCGGCTCGCCTCGTAGGCGTCGAGCCATTTGACCAGCCGCGCCGTCTGGTTGGCGATGTTGCCGCTGTAGGTGCCGTCGAGCAGCATCGACAGCGTCGGCGCCGGAATGTCGGCCCGGCGGGCGACCTCGGCCCGGCTCCATCCTTCATGTGCCGCGATCTCGCGGACGCGGCGGGTCGCCTCCCGCCAGGCTGCTCGCACTTCGGGCGTGCCGTCCGGCTCGCGCACGGCTTCCGGCCAGGCGCCGCCGCCTGCCCCGGACTCCGATCCGGGGTTCTCTTGATCTTGTCGCTCGCTCATGAGACCTTCACCTTCTTGCTCGCGTTGTGTTTTGAACGGCGGTCGCGGTCCTCAGCCGCGGCCGCCGTCTTCCTTCCGGAAGGGCAGCACGGCGCCTTCAGCGCCGAAAATCCGTGTCAGTCCGCGTGAGAACCGCTCGGCATCGGCCGCGGCGCCCGCCTCGCGGGCGGCGCCATTGGCGATCAGCCGGACGACCTGCGGTCTGGGCGGCGCGTCCGGTTCGATCGACGGCATCAGGGCGGCGACTTCGTCGATCGACAGCCGTCGTTCGAGGTTGAGCGCTTCGCGCATCCGCTTGAGGTAGAGGCGTTTGGCCCGCGCGTGCTCGCGCGCGGCGTCGATGTCGGCGAAGCCGGTGGCGGCGATGCATTCGGCCTCCGCCACGAAGCGGCCATCCGCCGCATAGACCGAGACCGGCTGGAAAAGGTCCTGCGGGTCGAAGCGGACGGTGAGCCTCTCGCCGATCAGCCCGGCGAGCGGCTCCGCCCAGTAGCGGTTGTCGCCGAGCGTGATCTCGCCGGTCGGCTTCCGCGCCGTCACGCCCTCGGCGGCCGAGAGGAACATCCGCCGCTGCTCGGCGGTCGCCCGGCGAATGAGCGTCGTCGGCGCTTCCAGGCTCGTCCGGAACGCGTCGTCGAAACTGCCGCCCCGCGCCGTCGCTGTCCGCCGACCCTGCCGGCGGTTGTGGCGGCCGATCTCTGTCGCCACGAGGGCGCGGAAATCGTCGATGGCGATCGCCTTCGAACCGTAGTTCTCGGGCTTGGCCTGCGGTGCGTTGCCGGTATAGGCGCCGGCACATTTCGGATGGCGGGCGATCTCCTCGCAAAGGTCGCGGAAGGCGCGTTCGATCGGCTTCGCCTGGCCGTGATAGGGCGTCGTCCAGTGAACGGTGACGCCGAGTTCGGTGAGGATGCCGGACGGCTCGTCGTCGCGGACCTTGAAGCGGTAGCGGGTCGCCATGCCGCCGGTCAGCCACTTCGAGGCGAACGACCGGCCGTTGTCGAGCCAGCACTGCTCGGGAACGCCGAAGCTCTCGACCATGTCGGCGAGTGCCAGCCGGACCGCCGTCCAGTTCTCCGACCGGTCGAGCCGGTGCGAGACGACCTTGCCGGAATAGAGGTCCTGGAAGGCGACCATCATCGGCCGGCCAACCGTCCCATCCGGCCACCGCACGAACACGTCGAAGCGATGCCCGTCGGCGTTGACCGCCTCCATCGCGGCGAAGATGGAACGGTCGCGCCGCTGGTGCGGATAGCTTCGCGCCGCGGCTTCCCGGCCCTGCCGCGCCAATTGCCGCGCCGGCGCCGGGACGTCGCGCTCGATCCGCCGTTTAAGCGTCTTGGCGCTCGGCATCGGCGTCCAGCCGTGCTCGGCCGCCGCTTCCGTCAGCCGCCGGTAGCAGGCCTCGAAATTCGGTCGCTCGGGCCTCAGATAATCGGCGACGAGGAACGCCCACGCCCGCGGGTCGCAGGTCGCCGTCGCCGTCCGCCCGCGATGGCGCGGCGCCAGAGCCGGGAGGCGATCGCTCGGCGGCACCGCCTCGGCGAGGCGCAGCCAGTTCCACAGCGTCGAGGTGGAAGCGCTCGTTTCCTTTGCCGTAAGTGCCACCGCGAGCTGCCGGGTCATCCCGCCGCGGCAAAGCGTGTCGATCCGCTGCACGGCCGCCAGCCGCTCGCGCGCCTTCGCCTTGGCCGCCGCCGGCAGTCCGTCGAAGCGCTTCCACAGCTGCGCCGAGCGCGCCTCTTGCGGGTCCATGGCCTCGCCAACCGCGGCGAGGTGATGACGGGCGAGGAGCCGCGCCTGGACGTCGGCCGGGAGCAGCGACAGGTGATATTCGAACCCGCCGCCGCGACCGTTCCGCGCCCGGAAGCGCCGCGGGTCATCGTGCCAGCCGGCCTGCTCGATATGGCGGGACAGAGCCCCCGGATCGGAGGGAAGCGTCCCGCAGGCCGCGGCGGCGATCTCGGCGCGGGCGAACCACTCCTTCATCGTTCGCCTCGGACGAATGGTGCCGACCGGCGACAGGTCGCCACCTTGACCGGCCTTTGTTGCAGGTCGCGCTCGATCGACCTGATCGCTTCGCCGAGCTGGCGTTGCTGCTGGCGCATGAGGCCGAGCTGCGCCAGGTGCGCCTCGCGCCCTTCCATCACCACCAGCCCGTCGTCATGGACGAGGAGGTCCCAGAGCCAGGTCGCGCCGGTCGCCCGCACGAAGGCGATGAACCGAACGATGCTGATGTCGTGATCCGGCTTCGAAGGCGCCGTATAGGCGTAGAGCGCGTCGGTGGTGATCGTCCGCCCGGTGAGCTCGCTCATCCGCGCGGCGACAACCGCCGCCGAGTCCGGGCATTCGGCAAGGGCGCGTCCCATCGCTGTCTTAACCCGGAGCGACAGGTCGACGGGGCGGAGTGAGTCCTGCGGCGCCCGCACCGGATAGAGTTCGGCATGCGTGAAGAGATCGTCGTGCGCGGGCTCCGGCCGGGGCAGGCGTTTCCTGGTCACGGCCGGCCTTCCCCGATGTGGGCGAGGAAGCGCTTCCGCGTCTTCGCCGAGGTTCGACCCCACAGCGAGACCAGCGCCCGGTAGAGTTGCTCCTGGCCGTCGACCGGCGGGGCCTTCCGTCCCACCGCGGCGAGCGCCGCGTCGAAGCTCGGCGCGCGCCCGTCGCTCAAGTGAGCGGCGGCGGTCCGCCTCTCCGTCGCCGGCAGCCTCGCCAGCGCCCGGAGCTGAGCGCCCTTCAGCTCGACTGGCGCTCGCCTGAGGAAGTCGGCGATGTCGCCGCTCAACGCCTCGGCGATCTGCACCGCGTCGCGGATGGTTCGGTCGGAGAGCCCGATGGTCGCCGCCGCTTCGCGCGAAAAACCGGCGACCCGATCAAGTGGCAATTCTTTGCCATTTGATCGCGGCCGTGTCTTGGACCGCCGGTCGCCGCCATGGCGGGCCTCGGGATGCAGCTCTTCCCAGATGCGTTTCCGCTCGGCGAGGCAGATGCAGCGGTCGAGCGGCGACAGCTCGCCGCGCACCAGATTCTCGTCGATTTCAGCCAGGCGTGCAGTGGTCTCGTCATAGGGCCGGATCAGCGCCTCGATGTCCATCCAGCCGAGTGCGCCGGCGGCAGCAAGGCGGTGGGCACCAATTACCAGCTGATGATCCTGGGCGCCGACCGCGGTGGCCAGCGTGCGCACGACGATCGGCTGGTCGAGCCCCTTGGCCTCCATGGACTCGCTGAGGACGGCGACACGCGCTGGGATGACCGGGCGCAGCCGCTCGCCGACGAGGATGCGGTCGAGCGCCATCTTCATCGGTGCGCTCCGTCCGCCATCGGGTAGCGGCGGCGCTTCGGCCGGCTTTTTCTGCTTAGTCTTCCGCCTTCTGGCAGGACGGTCGTCACCGTATAGCCCGCGATGACGTAGCAATGCCCCGCATGGACCTTGCACGTCGCACCGAGCGCTGCGGCGACGCCGGCGATTTCGGCCACCTCGGCGCACGCCGCCTCGATGTCGATGCCCTTTACGCGTTCCAGATATCGCACGAGGGCATGGTCGCTGACGGTGACGGTCGGGACGATCATTGCGACGCCCCCATCCGCCACAGCGCGACCAGTTCGCCGACGGTCGCGGCGAGCCACACCGAAGCGGTGAGGATCAGGGTGAGGACGGCAACCGAAAGAGCATCCCCGAGCAAGCCCTCGCCGCCGCGGGATGGATCAATGACATCGCGGTCGCGATGAACGCTTGGCACGGCGGGCAGGCGACGACGGCGCATGTCTAGGCGGCCTCGTCGTTTGGACGTGACGAGGCTTCCTCCCGCCTGCGATAATTCCGCCGCGGCTGGGGGAGCAGCCGGACCCCGGTGGCGTCGAAGCGCTCCGGCCAGATGGTCTGCGGCGGCTCGCCGAGCGCGTCGGCGATCGCCTGCTCGCCGTCCTCGTCCGGCTCGTAGAGCGCCTTGCGGCACTGGCCGTCATAGAGCCCGCGGCGCCGGTCCAGCTCTGCGCAGGAGAGCCCCCGGACCGCCAGCATGTACTTCAGCTTGGCGGCCCGACGCTCGCGCTGGGAGGGAAATGACGGCATGATGGCTCCCGCTTGTCGCCGAACGGCGATAGGCGGCGATGATAGGGACAAAAATGTCCAAAGAGCAAGCCAAATCTGTCCGCGCCCGTGAGTCGCACGATTTAGCCGATTTCTCGTGGATTGTTGATACCGGCCGGGCAGGGGAGCGGCTTCGGGCGGTGGGGGACGGGACAGAAATGTCCCTGTCGGAGCGAATCGAATACGCGCTCGATCTCATCCCCGATGAGCAGAAGGCTGGCGTGGGCCGGTCGACCAAGCAGCTCGGGCGCTATGTGAAAGGGGCTGACGTCAAGCTCTCGGTGCTGACGGAGCTGGCCACGCGATCAGGTCTGCCGCTCGACTGGATCGTCTCCGGCCGCCCCTCGACCGAGGAGGAGGTCCTTGCAAGGCTCCATGGCGCGCCAGGACTCGCGGAGTCGCACCGCGGATATCGCCCGCCGC